TGTTTTTGCCATTTCATCAGAAGCTAACTTATCCATCATTTGACTTTTTATAGCATCAGCTTGTGTTTCAGCTGCCTGTACTAACATTTCTTTAATACCCATTGTTCTTTTCCTTTAACTCTTTAATTATTTTTATGATTAAGTAGATTAGAGTAGCCATAGAAACTGCCATTTGTAGTACCATCGGTAGGTTTACCCACCATACTCCTACACCTATCGCACCATTTATTACAGCTTTGGTTGAGTCTATCATCCTTTACCGTTCATCCTTCCTTTGATGTATGATAAATCATCAGTTACATCATTTAATTCAGAAACTATAGCTTCTCTGTGTCTTTGACTTGTGTCGTCAGATTTATTCCATCTGTCTAACATTTTTAATACTATGCTTTCAACATTAGCCATTTTGGTTTCTAGTTTTGCGTTAGCTTGTCTTATTTGGTCTAGGTCTTCGTTTTGTAGTTTTTGACTTTGCATCAAGTTTAACACCATATAACCAAACAAAACTATAACTACACCTACTGCTCCATATTCTGCATATGTCTCAAGCATTTTATCATCCTATTTTTCTTTAGGCTTTTCGTTCAAGGATGCTTTGAGTTGTTGTAGAAAAGCATTTTTACCAACTTCCATTTGTTCTAAATTAAATTTCATAGACGCTGTTTTCTTTTCTAAATCAAATAAATGATTGACCATTAACATTTGTCTATCATCTAAATCTTCTTTAAAATACTCTTTATCATCCAATGTAAGTAGTGGTTGTTTTTTTTCTTTTTTAACCATTTTATACTCCTATTTTTGTACTGAACTAGAATCACCTAGTATTATTTTAATATTACCCATTAACGAGTCTACTTCAAATATAGACCTCATCAATTCTTCTTCAATTTGTTGTTGACTTTTTCCAAAATAAAAACTATCACAAGCCCAAAAGAATACACAACTAATAAACAAAGTAAACAACATACCATGAAAAAACTTGTCAATTCTTCTAAAAAAAATTGTAATCGTCTCATTCATCTTTGCAACTACAGCAACAACAACATTCACAATTATTTTTTACCAAGGTAACCCACTTTCTTCTACTGGTGCAGGTGGATTTTCTTGATTGCTTATTTGTAAAGCAACATCGTCTTCTATTTCTTTAACTTTATCATCGCCTAAATTTGATTTTACCCAGCCTAAAACTACATCTTCTTTTAAATCGTTGTAAGCAACGAAGTCTGCATCAGACCAAGGGTTTTTACCTTTTACTTCTTCTACAGCTGGTGTTTTAGTATCGCCTACTTTTACTGCTTTGTCAGCGAGTAAAGTGTCTTTATCTGTATACAATACTGCATCCTTAGCTTCTACAGCTTCTACTATTTCTAAATCATGTATTATGTTACCAACATAAATACCTTTATATGTATCATCTCCAACAGTTTTTGAATCTGTAACTTGATAATTTGTTTTATAAACAACTTTATCTTTACCATCTACTTTGTTTAAATGGTAGATTAAATTATTAATTTTCCACGTTGCTGCCATTTTATTCTCCTAATTTGCTTTCTAATTCTGTTACTTTTGCTGATAGTTCCTGTACTGCTTTTACTAAAGGAACAACAAACATTGCATATTGTAATTGTTGTTTTTTATTGTTTTCATCTATTTGCCAAGCAGAAAATGTTGTTTTACTTTCATCTACAATAGCTTTTACTTCTTGTGCAATAAAACCATCAAATACTTTTTGACTTTTTTCTTCTAAATCTTCAGAGCCAGATGTTGATAAAAACTCTTGAGGCCAATCTTTTTTTGGTCTTTCTTCGTATTTAACAGCTCTTAACTTATTTACAAAACCTAACCCTAAATCACTATCAACAATATTTTCTTTTACTCTTACATCTGAAGTATTTGCCCAATTATTTCCACTTGTACTATGGTCAAGTTCAACATAATTACTACCAGCACCGATGCGACTTCTTTGTGTAGCAGTACCTGTTATGTTATGCCCAATCACATTAGCGTAATTAGAATCACTTACTGCATCTGAATTATGACCAATAATTACATTACCATTTGCATCTTGCAATCCATCACCAGCTGCGTTTCCAACGCAAACATTATCATTCCCAGAAGTAATAGATACTCCAGCTTGATAGCCAACGCATGTATTTCTATTAGAGGTTAAAGTTTGACCAGCATTATATCCTAATAAAGTGTTTTGAGAAGTTGTTGTAATTGATTGACCAGATAAGTATCCAATAGCTGTGTTTCCTTGACCAGTTGTATTTGCTGTTAAGGCATCATATCCAATAGCCATTAAACCAGTATTACCATGTGAACCAGTAGAATTTAAAGCATTATTTCCAATAGCGATATTTTTTACAAAACTAGCACTTGAACCAATCTCTCCACCTGTCATTGCATCAACACCTATCGCAATATTACTATCAACATCACTACTACTTGCGTTTTCCATTAAAGATAACATTGCTCTTGTACCTATTGCAATATTATCAGCTTCACCTCTACCTATACTTGCAGCCGCTTGGTAACCAATACCCATGTTTCCATCTCCACCAGCTACGTCATGCAAGGCTTGAAATCCAATAGCTAAGTTTTTATTTCCATCTGTTAAAGCATTTAACGCTTGTTGTCCTATTGCAATAGTTCCATCAGCATCAGTATTTGAAGCGTTTATGTTAACTCCAGCACCAGAACCAATCAGAACACAATCGCTTGTTACAGTCATATTTAAACCTACACTATCACCTATTGCAACATTCTCTTCACCAGTTGTTACATTTGTTAATACATTAGTTCCAATAGCTATATTATAATGACCTCCAGTTGTAACAGCATCTAATGCACCAGAACCAATAGCAATAGAGTTAATTGTATTTGTAGCTGCAAATCCAGCTCCGAATCCTACAAAAACATTTTTATCTCCATTAACTAAATCCTTACCAGTTTGGTATCCAAAAAGTGTGTTATGGTCTGTATTACTATTTAATGCAATACCAGCATCTTCTCCAAAAGCAGTATTCCCAGAACCGCCTGGATTTGCTACTAAAGAACCATTGCTTTTAATTGTTAGCCTTGTGCTTCCAGAAACAGTTGTTGCGTTTGCTGATGTATAAAATTTTATACTTGTTGCAGCATTATGACTGCTAGAGCCACCTCCAATTTGAACTATATTATCAGTTGCAGAAGCTCCACTTCCACTTGAAAATAAACCGATTATTCTTACATCTTCTTCTGCTGATAAATAATGTTGACTATTTACGCCTATTCTTTGCGTTGTTTGGTTTGAGTTAGTGTCGACTAATCTTACTTGGTTATAATCAGTTCCACTTGTAAATGTTGAAGTTCCAGAGCTGTCTATTCTCATGGCTTCTGTTATATTGTCACTTATTCTTGTTTTAAATATTAAAGCACCTTTAGTTGCACCACCATCCCTATCAGCAGCAATACTTGCTCTTGCAGTTACCCCATCGCCTTGGTCGCTTTGAAAACTAATAGCTGGTACATGGCTTTCAGCAGTAGATGATGTTCCTAATGCTCTTAATTTTATTCCTACATCATTTCCCCCAGTTTTACTAAAAACTTCAAGCTCTTCATCTGGATTATTGCTGTTTATACCAACTTCACCATCTGCAGTTATTCGCATCCTTTCAGTCATAGTTCCACCATTAGCCTGTGTCAAAAAGTCTATATAAGCATCATCAGAATTAGCTTCTCTTTTAATATTTATTGCACCAACAGAATCACTTCCTTGTGATGCAAGTAGTGACATAATTTCTTCATTATTACTTGCAGATGTATTTTTAAACAATATACCTGGCACATCATCAGTTCCACCAGCACCTTCAATATTTAATAAAGTGCTGTAACCTTCATCAGTTGTACCACCAATAAATGTTTGACCATCAACGGTTAGCGTTGATGACATGTCTACTGCACCGTTTATATCAATAGTAGTTGCATTTAATTCTATTTCTGTATCAGATACTAAGTCTAAAACTCCATCTGCTGATTGATGTATATATGAAGCATTGTCACCAAATTCTAAACGATTGGTACTAGTAATCATTAATGCATCAGCTGCCGCTGAAAGTGGGAAAGGGTTTCCGTCTCCATCTTCTATTACTTTTTGAGTTGTAGCGTGGAGTGTTTCACCTCCAGCTGTAGTACCAGTAATCTTTAACAAAGATTTATAGGTATTAGCTATTGTTTGTCCTGTTAATGTTCCTGTTGCCATAATTTATTCCTTATAAAATTTAACCTGTATGTTCATTCCACTTAACATTATCTTCTTCCCAGTTAAGTTTTGATACATTCCAGATAACGTCATATATTGACCTTAAAAAATTTAATCCAGTTCTTTTCCATCCTAAAGGCATATTAAGCTTTCAATGCTATCATGTTTGTTGCTGTAGTGTTTGTATTTATTACATGTGTAAATCTAATTGGTAATAATTGACCACTTGCAACATTTTTAAACGTAAAATTACCAGTCCCTACCATAGTAACCACAACATCACCACCAGTTCCAACATATAATGCTTCGTATGTACCTGATAAATCTTGTGTACTTCCTCCATCAACAGCTGTTATAACTAATGCATTTCCATATAACATTTTATTTAGAGATGACACTGCTGGGTCGTCAGATGCTAGTGTAACTCTTTGTACACCAGAAGCAACTGCTCCAGCTCCACCAACAAAATCTGTACCTGCTATGTTAGCATTTACATTTAAATAATTACCATCAACAGCATTGTCTAATAATTCTACAGCAGTTTTTATATTGTTTGTATCAGCATCAATTCCTGTTAATAAAGTCTCTTGTGCGTTTGCTGTTGTTTCTAATGTATCTAACTTGGAATTAGTTGATGTTATTAATGTTTCTATTGCATCTGCGTCAATTTTTATTGCATTTGTATCTGCATCAATACCAGTTAATAACGTTTCTAATGCGTCTGCTGTGGCTTCTAGTGTGTCTAGTTTAGTGTTTGTAGAACCTATTAAGGTTTCTATTCCATCTACATGACCTATAATAGTCGATTGGTTAGATGCGGTAGCAGCTCCACTAGGAAGAGCACTTGTAAGAACATCTAATTGTAAATGTCCGTCACTATCTACTAACGGAACGTAACTTGTACCACTACCATCTTTAGTAGTGTTACTAAATACTAACATACTATCTTCAGCTTTGTCAGTATGTACTTCTATTGTTATATCAGAGCCTTCCGTTTTAAGTGTGACATTATCTATGTCAACTTTTAACGCATCTCCTCCACTATTGAGTACTTTGTTTAGTACCTCTTTAGTTTGAAATTCTGGAAAAGCCATTATTTACTCCTAATCCCTCCACCACCGTCTCTAAGACAAGTTATCTAAAGTCAGCAGGTCTAATACGTCTAGTCCCACCTACTTTTTCTCTTTTACGATTACCAAATTTTACCAAAGCGTCTTTCCACTTTCTTTCATGTAAAGTAGATAAATTTATACTAGACGATACTATATTAGCATCTCCAGTTTTAGACGCTCTATCCATAAAAAGTCTTGATTTTACATAATCAACAACAAACAAGTGTAATGAGTTATCTATATCTAACACTCCACCATTAGGACTTGTAAGACTAATAAGTGTATCAGGTTCAGCTGAATAATGTATTAACAGTCCTTCTATTACTGATTCGTTAAATCCTTTCAAATCACCTAATTTAGAGTGTTGACTAGTTGAGTCAGAACCTTCTGTTGTTACTAATGCTAAATTATCACCTTCTACAAACCAAACTACATCATTTTCTGGATGTAGATGTGTGCTGTTCTTCAATCCTGTACCTTCTGTAAGTGTTGTAATTGTAAATCCAGTATTAACGTCAGAAGCATTTGTAACTGCTCCTCTTACTGCATTTGTTATATCAACTGTACCACTTGCGTTAGATGCTGAAAAATCAGTTTGATTACCAACTTGTGTAGTTACAACTCCACCAACATCAGACGCTGAACTTACACCACTAATATCACATTCTATACCAGTTGACGACAATCCAGATGGTTCTGAGTCACTACCACCTACGTTAAACCATACATGATACTCATTTTGTAAAAAGTCACTACCCATACCATTGAGTAGAAAATAATCACTAGCACTTATACTAGCTTTTGTACCACATACTACTCTTGTTACTTCTGCTGCTAAAGCCATTATACTGTATCCATTTTTAATGTTTCTCCATCTAACAATCTAGCGCATTTTATATAGTCACCACTAGAGTCTTTTACAGATACTCTATACACTTTATTAATTTTTTGACCAGAAGAGTCATCACTGAGAGTATACCATGTCTGGTCTTCTACTATGTCTGCTTTTGCGTACTCTATTTTAGTGTGATATGTACCAGCTTCTACTAATGCATCATTAATAAGATTTAGTACATATGTTTCTCCTGCGTCTGGAAAAACTTGTCTAACCCTAGATAAAACTTGTTTTGCTGTTATTGTATGTACTGCCATAATTATACCAGTTGATTCCATTTGAATGAGAATGCTTCAAAATTCTCGTTAATATTATTCCAATGATTTAATCCGTCTATATCAGGTGTTACTCCTGAACTTTCAATGTATGTTATTGGGTTTGATACTGTAACAGATTCCCATGTAGGTGTAGTGATTCCACTTACAACATCCCAACTAGGAGATGTTATAGTTGATATTTTTTCCCATGTAGGTGTAGTAATTTCATTGACTACAGTCCAACTAGGTGTTGCTACAGTTGTTATCTTTTCCCAAATAGCCATTATATATTAACCACCATCATCTATTATAGCTGCAACTGTACATCTAACAGTACCAGAAGAAGTAACTGCGTGCAAGTTGTCAACATCTACCCCAGTAGCGGATTTAAACTTTAGATTTATAGCTTCATTAGCTCCTATTTCTATAGCATCAGCCACAGAGGCTCCATCACCTCCGTCTAAAGTCAAATATAACTTCGCAGTTGTTGCAGTAGAACCATCAGTAGTTCCACTATGTTTTACAAATAAATACCTAACGTCATCACTTGTAGCCGCTGTTCCTCCTTCAGTAAAATCTCCACTAATTAAATTTGCGTGTGAAGCGGTAACGTCTTTTGACGTTGTATAAAACCATTTATCATTAGCATCTGCTTTAGCATACTCAAGTTTACCACCTAAAGTAGATTTTATATCATGATGTATAGCGTCTACTGCATCAGCATCTGCGTCAGCGGCGATAGTTACAACTGGTGTCATTGAAACAACTCCTCTTGCTGTATCAGCCATAGATTACCTCCTTTGCTCTTGTTGTGGTGTAGGTACACCTCTTAATAATTGTAAACCACGTTGATAATCAACAGATAGTTGTTGATGTTGACTTTGTAACCAATTGTAGTCTGTTGTGTGTTTTTGTAATTTTGTGTTAAAATCTTGTACTGATTTGTTAACTTCAGCACTATATTTTTGTAAATCGTTAGTAAATTTTTGTATTTGAGCAGAATATTCAGATGTATCTTTACCTTGTTGATTATTTGCTTCTTGTATTTTTTCTTGTAACTCATTTTGATACACAGTATTAGCTTCGTTAAATTTATTTAAAGAATTTTGAAGGTTAGAGTTGTATTCTTGTAATAAAGATGAATAATCTTGTTGATATTTTTGAAAATTTTGATTCCACTCTTCATTAATCCATTTTTGTACTGTAGCATTTACTGTAGTTGAGTATTCTTGTAGTTCATTTGAGTATTGTTGAAGTTTACGGGCTTCGTTACTGTCACTTAGTTGAGCGTTTTGTATATCTTTTTGTAGATTTGCTTGATATTCTACGTTACCATCATTAAATCTATTTAACGAATCTCTTGCTTCGTTACTTACCTGTTGTATTTTTACAGAAGCTAACTCTACATCTTCATCTGTTTCAATAAAACTTGTTACTTTACTGTAATCAGGAGCTATATATACAGGAGCATCTCCAGTAAGAGTTACTGATTGTGTTGTTAACGAGGGAGATACAGGTGGAGTTGGTAAAGTTAAGTCACCTACCGTTCCTAATGTCGGTGGATTAAAAACTGGTTGAGTATATGTAGGTACAGAAGCTGATATACTTATTTCACCAGAATCAAACGAAGGACTAACAGGACTTGCAGGTATAGTTGGTAGTGTCATGTCAGCTGGTAACGTAGAAGTTTTGTTACCCATCGCATTTTGTAAAGATTTTATAGATGCGTATAAAACTACTAAATATTCACAATCTAATGGAAAAGAAGATAAAGCGGTAGACATATTAGTATGGTTATAATTAACATCTGGTCTATTTATTTCTAAAAATTTACAATCTCCAGAATCTGGTAATGCATTTATTCTACCATTGTATATATACCATACTGGGTCTGTATCAGTTGCTTTTTCCATATGAGCTGATGCAAAGTCAGAACTGTCAGAGGCTCTTCCAGCTAACTCAGCTGGTATTTGTCTACATGGTTCACCTGCTCTTGTAACAGATAATACTTCACTAGATGTTAATATTTGTGAAACACCTTCACTACCAAAAGCTGTACTAGTAAACGTATCTTCAGTTGCACATAGTATTTTCTTTTCTCTAGGCATAGCATTTATTACTTCGATAGCTCCATCAGATAAAAATTGAGATAATTCTGATTGAGTAGGAGCAGTACCACTACTATCTATAGATATACTAGTTAGTCCTTCTACTTGTGTTTCAAATGACATTTATTATCTTTTCTTCTTACGTTTCTTTGCAGTTTTAGCTGCTCTTTTAAAGTTTGCGGCTGTAGGAGCTCCTTTTGAGCCTGGTTTTCTCATCTTTTCACCAGAACCAGCTTTAATACGTCTCCTTTTAGCGTGTATGTTTGCGTATAAACCTTTAGGTTTCTTTTTAGTTTTTTTTCTAGCCATTATTTTTTCTTCTTTTTCTTTTTATTTTTGTTTCTTTTAGAAATAGCTGCAGCTTTCTTTTTAGCATCTGCCTTACTACTAGCTCCCCAAGCTCTTAATGATAACAACAATCTTGTTGGTTTACCATTTTTATATTCTGGCCCTGGCATACCACCCATACGAGCTAAGAACGACGCTCGTCTAGGATTGTCACCACTTTTAACAGGAGCTTTAAGAGTACCACCTTTATAAGAAGCCCTACCCTTTGCATTCAAACCACCTTTTGGATTCTTACCAGCTTTTCTAGTCCAAGCTGCGGTTTTATACTTTCTTTTGGGTTTCTTTTTAGCCATTACTTACCCCAGTGTTTACGAGCCATTTCTTTAGATTTCTTAGATAGTTCTCCGTAATGAAACAAAGGTTTACTATTTTTACCATGAGATGCTCCTGAATGTAATTTACCATTAGGCATCTTGTGAGTTTTTCCTTTAAAAACTTTACCGTCTTTAAAATAATGATTAACACCTTTCATATCTATCTCTTCTTTTTCATTTTAGACTTCATAATTTTTTTTTGTAAAAATTTAGGTAAAGTCTTTTGAGCGGCAGTCAACATACCTTTTCCGTTTTTCTTTTTCATTTTTTTCTTACCAGTATGTTTAGGCATATTACTTACTACCTTTCTTTTTTGACTTTTTCTTCTTTTTCTTTTTGGTTTTCTTGGATTTCTTTCCGTATCCCATTCCGTAAGCCATAATTTACCCTCATATCTTTCTTCATACCTTCTGTTAAGGTACAATTTTTTACAGTACTCAAACCTTTACCAAATCTCATAATGGTTTTACTCCTAAATTTTTCAATCTAGTATCCATTGTATTTTTAGCCATTCGTGATGTACTTTGTTCTAAAGTCATAGAATCTAATTCTATATCAGTTCTTTTAGAAAACTCACCTCTCATAAAAGAGTTGGTTGTGAATTTAGGAGGATGAGCTCTTTTACCACATTCCCTACAATAAAACCAACCACCATCATTAGAAACATTACAATGTTGACAATTCAACCTACGCTCCTCCGACTACCATAGTTAAGATTCTGTCACCACGTAATTGTGTATGAGTAATAGACAGTACCTTGTTATTAGTAGAGTCTAGAGTAACAATATAATCTTTTATATCACGAGCCATCGTTCCAACAGCACCATCTTCTTCAGCTGGATTAGCTGGGTGTATAAAAGTTTTTACTTTAACATTTGAATATACTGCCATAATTACTCCTTAATTTAATTTTGGATTTTTGGGGCTACCTTTTATTGATAGCCCCACAGTATCCATACTGTTAATCCTTATTTATTCGGATTATGATATTGTGATATGGTCGTGGTCGTGAGCAACTGCTTTTGCAAAGTAATTAGTTCCATTGCAAAAAAGTTCTACTGTATCACCTAACTGTGCACCACTAATAAATACAATCTCATCTACAGCTGTGCTATCTGTTGAACTACCTGCACTACCATTACTACCGACAACATACCCTACAATTGTATCTTCAGCGGTATTGTTAGCAATAGTTACTGCATTAGCTGCAACTTCAGTAAGAATAAACTTACAGTTCCAACCTTGGCCAGCAGCTGATGCTAAAGGTAATGTTATTTCATAAGCACTGTCTTGTTCTACTCCAAATACTTTTCCTGAATCTGCTGCAGTTAAAGTTTTCGCAGCACTTATAACTTCGTATTTTGAAGCAAGGTCACTAACACCACTATTCTCATTTAAATAATCATTTAACATTCAGAACCTCCTTATAAGTCACTTAAGTTGTACATCATCTGAGTCTCAGGTAAAGTAATCTCAAGACCACCTTCGGTCAAAATCATATCTTTACGCAAGTCTTCATCATCTGATTGTACGTTAGTGGTAATAAAAGTATCACGATTAATACCGTTACCAACTAATGGTCTATATGAAAGTTTGCTCATATCAGCAAAAGCCATAAAACCACTAGAGATACCTCTAAACAATGGTTCCTTGACTAAGTGAATTGTTCCATGAATAGTTTCGATAGACATAACTTTGTGTCCAAATGCACCTTCGCCTGGTTCAGACATTAGTCTAAATGGTGAATCACCATATCCTAATGAAGCATCCATAAATGCGCCGTTACCAAGTTTGTTAAAGAAGGTAATAACTGGTAAACCAGCTAAACACAATCTATCTCCACTACCACCCCTTGCTGGGTCAAATAGAACTTCAAGGTCAGATAACAACTGGTCATAAGTTAATGCTGAAGAAGCTAGTGTACGTAAGTACGCTTTTCCAGATGTATAACTTAAATCACCAGAAACAGTAGGTGTAGAATTAACTAAAATATGTCCAACCAAACCTTCTGTGTATTGTACAGAACCTTGACGTTGTTTTTGTGAGAACAACATAGCTCTCTCAATATCAACCTTATGTTCACGTAATTTTATAGCCCACACTCTTTCCCACTCATTTGCATATCCACGATAACGAGTAGCGTAAGCTGTATTTGTCATCTCAGCTGCAGTTTTAAAGATTTGTGTGTAACCATAGTTATCTTCTATTTGATTAGAAAATACGTCTGGTGACGCAGTTCCTTCAGCAAAAGCAGTTCCGATTACTTGACAACGTGAATTGTCTTTCAATTTATTATAATCAGTACCAGCTCCTGAATTAGAAACACTAATTACTTTACCAGTAAATGTAGTAGTTGCTCCATTATCAACAGGTGCACTTTCTATTCTCATAATTACTTGAGCAACTGATTTGTCTGCAGCGTCACTTGCGCCTGCACTTCCATCAGCAGTCTCAACTGCAAATACCATTCCCTTAATCAAATAATCAATAGATGTGCTTCCATCATCTACTGTTACTGTGTATGTTGTACCAGCTGAAACAGCAGAACCACCATTTACAGCTCCGCTTAATAGAAAGTTACGACTTGTCCAATCAATTTTTGAACGGTCTTCTAAATAACGGAATACTGAATCATCTGTTGGTACTTTACTTACTTTGCTTAAATAAACAAAGAAAGGTGACTCTTCAGGGGCTAAGTCTGCTACTCTATCACCAAAGTTATAGATTCTTCTTACGTCAGGAGTACCGCCTTGGGCGCTATCATGAGCGTTTGAAGAAGCTTGAACCATGTCAGTAGCTTTTACGATGCCTGAATTTATAGCCATTGTAAACTCCTTATTGTTAAATTACAAGTTTACGGTAATTTTCCATGTACGGCTGCTCCCATAATACCTTCCCAAGCTGAATCTGATTCACTCTTAGGTCTAGTTCTAGGGTCAGCCCCCTGTATTGCGCCTGGCGTTACAGGATTTTTTCTGGACTGTTTTACCGCTTCCAATGAGTTATAAACGCCTTGTTGCCTTTTTTTACCATTCACATCCATCCAAAGTTTTACTAGATTGTCTAATCCAACATTTTCTCTTGGTTGGGTAACGAATTGTAAGAAGTCTTTTACATCTTCATCAGGCATTTTATGTACGTTTTTTAACTCGTTTATAGTGTTATTCAAGGCAATATTCTCATTCATTTTACTCATATGTCCTTCAATAGCACTTTGCACCGACTGTTGTTCTTGAGCTACTCTCATTTTATAAGACGGTGATTCTGGCTTGTAATAGGCGTCCCAAGGATTAAATTCTTCCTCGGATACCTGAGGCACTTGTTCTTTTTGTTGATTAACAGCTGTATTGTTGTTTTGCATCTGAACCGCTGTTTCCAAAGCTCCTTCGAGTTTTGATAAACTAGATTGTGATTTGTCATACAATGACTGCCATTTTTTACTTTCGTTTTCCCAATCTACGTGTGTTGTTGTTGATTCAGTTGACTGTTCAGGAATATCATTGTACTCCTGACCTTGTACGCTATTATCATCAGCAAAAGGATTGTTCTCCTCAGTCCCAACTACTGCATCTACTACAGATGCGTCGTTGGAATTTGCTTCAGCTTCAGTTGTGTAATCTTCCATTACTATTTTCCTTTCTACAATGTTTCGTTGTTTTCAGGAGCAGGACTAATCTCTTCTTCTGGTGTATCTACACCAACTGTTGGATTTTGCAACCCATTCATAAGAGGTTTTAATCTCTCCAACTCGAACTTCACTGTATCGGCAAACTTATTTGTTTGCACTTTTTTGTTAGCTTTTGCGTCCGCCCTTACTTCATTCAAGTCACGTTTAAATTTCTCAACTGCGACTCGTTTCTTGTCTTGGACAGACTCCCTTTGTGCCGTTTGCAAGTCACCTTGCAATTTTTTGATTTCTTGTTGCATCTGTTGATTCATTTGTTGCAACTGAGCAATCTCACTCATTCTCGTCATGACACCCTCTTTGTCAAATATTTCTGGATTCTTTTTTAATACTTCTGTTCTATCAACAAGTCCAGCTTGATATGCTTCTAGGTATACACCATACTCTGCATATTTACTTTGCGGTAATGTAGAACCAGCTTCTATACGAATATCATGTTGTCCGATATTGTTTCTATCTTTAACAATATCAATAATTGTAGAATTATAATCATCGTATAAAGAATTTACAGACACTTCATTTATGTTATTATTTGGTTGTACCAACCTAAACATTTTTTGGAATGTGTAATGTCCTTTACTAAAAGAATACATAACTCTACCTAAAATATTTACACTGAACTCAATGTCACGTAATTTAGATTTTGGTCTTTCCGAACCAAGTAACATCATACGTTCAGTTCCCCTAACTGTGTCAGGAGCTTTATCTGCAAAACCATGCATCATTTCTGGTAACCCAAATATAAAATCTATATAAAACTCAGCTTTGTCTATTAATCTATAAAATTCTGCTGCTAATGGTGTAGGTGATGGATAGTGTGGTTCTCCCTGTGATGTATCTATTTCTATAACCGCATTAGGATTAGCCCAGTCTCTTTCTAGTTGACTTAGACCGTTAACAGCACTGCCTAAAGGTACTAATAGTTTTAATCCAGCAGACGCTTGAGCGTGTGACAACGAAAGTGAGAACAACTTATTTAAAAGACGTTGCATTGGTCGAGTTCGAGAAACATCCGATTTCGGATAGGGTGTACCTGACCATACATTAGGTAGAGGAACAATAGGATATACATCAGTATTGAGGACTGTTTCATACAAGAGAACCTCACCTACGGTGGCAACGACACCGATTCTTGTTTGCATCACTTCTTCAAACATCATAAGACCACGCTCAAAAACGCCTGGATTTTCTTTTAAGAAATTAGAAAATTCCTCTTCACTCATAACCATCTCTTCACCACTACGAGAATCTACTACTCTATAAAAAGGAACTTTAGTTTTATAAAATCTTTCTAATATTTGATATTTATCTTGATTGTAATAATCAAAGTCTTTTGTTTCTGCTGGAGTTTTTACATCCATACTGTTTTTGTTTTGACCGTATGGATAATCTTCTTCTTGGTATGTAGATATGTCTTGTATCATACCTGGCATTAACTCTCCAGTCTCTTCGTCAATAGAAGGCCCAAGAAAAGGATATAGATTTACAATTTGGTCACCAGTTAATATCGTAGATAAAATAATAGCATCAGCATCTTGAAAGAATCTATCGCGTGAAGATGGAGGTACATAAACCCTAAACGGGTTAACAGACGTAAATTTAACCTCACCTTTTCCAAAGTCAGCTTCGTTGTCGATATACACATATAAATACCCTAACCCTGTTATAGCGTAATCATGTATTGCATCTTTCATCTGTACATCACCGTCAGACAATTGCCATATGTATCCTAGTATAGTTCTCCAAGCAGATGCAATTTTAACATCAGAGTCTTCTCTAGGTATAGCTGTAAATACTGGAGGTTTAGATGTGAGTACGCTTTTTAATTTTTCGACAGCTGGAGATATTCTGTCCATAGGAACGTCAGCCTGATTACGAGATTGCATCTCTTCAGACTCAGCGTTTGTAAAATGATTACCATGATAGAAGTCAATATCATTACGAGCTTCTATTTCCCAATCTTTCCTAGCGTCTCTCCACCTACGATGTAACTCTTGATTTTCTAAAGAAAGAGGGTGTTGTTCTAATGCCATAATGTATGTGACTCTGGGTTTACCTATAAGTTAAACAACTTTTTATATAATACAAACAAAAAACGCTAAAATCGACTAAAAGTTCCTTAGTTCCTTGCACCAGTCATCCAATTGTAGTAAGTTTTTAACTTTCCACCTCTTTTTTTACCAGAATTCATTTCACTAACAGATATACTAGAACTTAGTGGTGATTTAGCGTAATAATCAGAATAATACAAAGCATCCATCAAGTCATCGTTCTTTGGAACAGGATGTTCAAACATTTCATCTACTAACTCTGTCATTTCTCTACGTATGTATAATTTTTTACTATTTACTATCGGGCCTAAAGAAGTTTCTAGTCTGTCAGCTTTTTTAATGCCTGGCGGTGGTTTGACCCCTTTAAATATGCCAGGTATAAGTTTTCTATCAGAAGATGCCATCCTCGTAACCATATCACGTACCATCTCCTGAGCTGCAACTGTTTCTATAGTAACTCTTCTAACTGGACTATATTTTTTTGACATCTTGATAATTTCTTGTGGTAAATCAAATGTAGGTATACGTTCTCTGTAATACTCTAGTACATATCTGTTTTTATTAGAGTCAACACCTATAACCATAATAACTTGGAAATCTGATTGTTGTGTAGCGGTAGCTGCAATATCTACACCCATGTAAACGTTTATAGGTATAGCTTCGTTACGTATGACTAAATATGTGTAGTTATCCATAGATTTGAATACACCATCATGATATTGTATTCTATCTGTTTTAAACGCAGCAGATGACAAGTCACGAGCATCGTTCATATACTCTTGAGCAAACTTGTTAACTAGACCTGCTTCTATAAATTCTCTTTTTTTAGATTCTAATTTAGATATAGGGAATTGTTCAGGCCATATAGACTTACCATCTTCTAGAGCTCTATAGAACGTTACATTCCATGGATACTGTCTACCTTCTTTTTCTGCATTCTTACTACCATCTACTACCATTTGTAAAAAACTATCGTAGTGTACAATAGTACCACACAACCATATCCAACCCTCTTTGCCTGGCGATTCTTCTAACGCTGGGAATACTGTAGACACAATCCACTTTTTAATCTCATCTCTTCTTTCTGGTGTCTTAGTATTTAGTTCTGATTCAAAGTCATCAAGTATGATACCAGTATAACGAACATCTATCTCTGTTCTACCTCTAAGTCTTTGTGATGTACCTTTTGCAATAAGTCTATCACCTTTTGTAGTAACAATATCTTTCTCTGTCCATCTGTTACCTACACTATCACCAGATAGATTACCGAAGTAATATCTTATAGACTCATTGTACTCTAGATGACTCTTAACATATTTTAGGTGGTCAATAGCCTGACCTTGTTCTTCTGCTACCCAAGCTATAAATTGTCTTTGTCCTTTCGGCGCAAAACATATCTTGTGTAAGATTGCAGCTTTTGATAAAATTGATTTACCGAACCCTCGTGGTAAAATATTGCATATCCTAGCTCCTGGCTTAGTGTCGATAAGTTTTTTACTAACTTCTGCGTGAAATACAGGAGAGGAGCTTTTATTGAGGAAATCAGAAGGGAGAAAAGCCCTTCCAAAATAAAGTAAGTCATTATAACTACGCGCAAGAACTTCATCTTTTTCTTTCAAGTTTGATATTATATTTATTTCTTTATTAGTCATCTACTTGTTTTTCAGCATGAGCCAACATTTTGACATCATTAGAACCAATCTTGTCTAATTGTTCTTTGGTAAATCCTTGGAAAACAGTTAACGACTCAGTTTTCTTTTCATTAGGAAACATACCAGCAATTTTCATCATTAGTTCTATTGCTCTAAGTTTATCAGAATCCTTACCATCATAGTTATCTATAATACCTTTTGTCATTTCTAGTAGGTATTGTTTAGATGCACCTATCTCACTTAGGATAACTTCTATTTCTTCTTCTACCAATTTCTGTATCCTTTCTGTTTTTAACAGTCCACGTGACGTTTCTTTAGCATATTCTTTGTTTTTTGTACTAAAAACACGTAAATAAGCGTCTGTAGGACTCATTCCTTTAGCTACGTATTTTGCAAATAAAAACTCTTTATTGGTCGGTTTTTCACGTTTATGACGTAGTTCTTTAGCAAATTTCTTGTTTGAAAAGGAGTAAATGTTCTTAGGTGGTACTCCACTCATACAAACACTAGGTTTTACAGTGTAAGTCCCTAGTATCGTTCTAACATAATCTATATCCTTGCCACCGTTAGATTTCATTTGACTTTTTTTTAATATCCTGCAAACTTTATCATCATCAGTCACAACCCAATCACCCTCATCTGCAAGTCTCCAGTTATCATTTACTACCGTATCTGGGTATACACTATGAAATTCTTGTACGTTATCGTATAGAACTTCTTTCTTGCGGGAAATTTGTTTGACCAACATCTACACTGCACCCAACCGATTGATTTCCAGTCCCATGCCGCCCCTCCGAGTGTAGACGTGTAAGGAAACAATAGACATAATAACTCCTATCTGTTTCCATCTATCGCCTGCCCCCAGACGAAAGTCTTTCCCTTGTGGATGTCAACCACATCCAATCTAAATTCTCCTGTAGGAAACCAGTCAATGATACCAAAACAATGTGACCAGTTGTGTAATCTACCACGTAACCACTTGTTCTGTTCTTTCGACATATCCTTTAAACAACCCATACTCCAAGCTGCAATAGTACCGTCTAGTTTAGTTTGTGTATTGCGTTGTATGTCATGGGTATGACCGTACACTATGTTAGAACCATACGAGTCTAAATGTTTTTTAGAATGGTTTACAGTTGCGTAGGCACCATGTATAAAGATTAGTTTACCTATTTTTAACGGATAGTTGTATGGTAGATACTTGTAACCACGTTCATCCCACTTACATGCTTTTCTAAATGTGTAGTCTTTCATGTAGGGATACTTTTGGACAAATGCATCTAACCATTCGTCATGATTACCAGCACAGATATATCGTTCTTTACACTTGACCTTGTCTAACACTTTGTCAAACATATCTAAACCTTCGTTGACCAACCTAATCTCTTCGTCAATGATAGGTAGTTGATACTCTAGTGGTGGTTGTTTTATTTTTTGGTATTTCCAAGACGAGACAGATTCCCACTCTCCTACATCTCCTAGATTGATAAAGATGTTAGGTTTTACAATCTCAATAGCTTTTAACACAACATTCACAGCACTTTGGTCGTGAATAGGAAAGTGTTGGTCAGGTATTACTATCGCTCTTCTATGTTTGCGTTTTCTCATCTCTTTTAATTTCCACACCATCTTTTAGAACTTTAATGTTTAATTTTTCTCTAGCCATCTCTGTTGACTCTCTGTCACACAACATACCTATAGCTAGTTTACCATTTTGTTTCTTAAATTGTTCCCCAGCTTTTCCTATTGGTTCTATAAGAACCATATGACGTAGACTACAGTCACAACACCATAAGTGGAAAAACGTCTCACCGTCTACAACAAAAGCTTCGTCATCAAATGTTCTAAGTTCCATATTTTCTAATTTACAGTACAGAATATCCCATTACAATAACTTTCGTAAAAATCTGCCTATATATAATATATATATAATAAATAACTAAACTATAAACTTAAATAATATAAGCTTAAGCTTAAGCTTCAGAAATTTTTTTGCAATATTTTTGTGAAGGTTGCTAGTGTTGATACAGTAAAAAGAAGGTGAGTCCGTATAAAAAGTTGAAAATAATTTTATTATGTATGTGGGTCTTTTATACCCGCCCCATACCCCGACCCTAGTTTACGACAGATTTAGGATTTGGTTGAAAACCATATATCTCGATAAATTTTTTTTATGTCGTATAATATATATTATGAATAGTAAATAATAGGGTCTCCCCTGAATTTTTTTAGGTATTAAAAATACAGTGAGGTACTAAAATTTTTCAAATTATCTAGGATTATAACAATATTACATGTATTATTGTACATGTTAATTAATAATATAGGAAGGAATACAGACAATGGGTGAAACAGCACAAAATAGTGTTTCAATCAGTACTCCGACCACTACACCAAAGAATACTAAACTTAGTAAGAAGAATGTTGACAACGTTCTGAACAACTTAAACGGATTCTCAAAGGATGAACAAGAACAGATTAAGAAAATGTTTGGGAAGTTACAAAGTAAAGGTTTAGTGACTAATGGTCAAGGTGGTGGTACAAGTTATGATACACCAGAGATTGTTGAGTTTAGAAATAAATTTAACAAAGAAGTTGAAAAGGTAAGTAATGGTACAGTCGTGACAAGTACTGGTATTAAGAAACACTACATCTTAGATAACAAAGGAAAAAAGCGATTTCCAATGTTATACCTTAGAACTGAAACTAAGTAGTAAAACCAACAATCAAGGGTTATATATGAAAGTATGTAACCCTTTTTTGTACCTAAAATAAGAGTAACTTACATGAAACAATGTATTATAGAAAATATTACTGATACTAAAGTTAAAATGACTATCTACACAGAAAACACTAGTAAAAGTAAAACAACAGAATTTATAAGTAAAAGAAGTACTTCCGAGTACTTTAAGAGATTACGCAGAGACTTACACATGTGTAAAGATAACGTAAAAATAATTGACCATATCAACAAAATTACAACTACACATGAACCTAAAGTAGAGCCTGTAGAAAATATAACTGACATAAACCCCACCGAGCAAAAGAAAAAGAAAACAAAGTATTTTCCTAATGTACTCGTAACTATAGAAAAAACAGATAACGAAATAAACAGACAACGTATACAAGATATTATGCTCGACCTATCAATGGGTAATGTAAAACGTGCAAAAGCACAGATAAAGAAATATTATGGAATTTAAGGTAGTATGTCGCCCACATCAAAACCAAGCTGTCTCTCTCCTTCCACAGCGCAGATGTACTACCTTGAACTTAACAAGGAAGGAAACACACAATGACAAGTAACACAAAACAATCCAAAGAGTATTGGAAAGAAAATGTAGTTATGCTTGAGTCTGTTGGTTCTGCTCTTGACACTAAGACGCAACTTATACATCCATTGTTTAAAAATGGTGTTGTAGAGTTTGACGTTGATGTAAAAGTAGAAAAAGTAACAGAAGAGTTTACAGGCAAACTTAATGAACAAGATGCTCTTACGTTTAGAAAACATGCAATCATGAATCAATGTGACTTATGTGTAGGTTACATAGACCTATTACGTAACGCAGAAGATGAAGTGATATGGAACGCTGGACACAATGCAGCACCACTAAGTGAAGGTAGATGTTGTACATCATGCAACGACTTACATGTTGTGCCTGCGCGTCTTGCTAGTTTTACCAATACTACACCAAAGTACATTGCAGATTGTTTAAGACAAGAGGCTGACATGGTAGAGAAGTTCGCAAAAGAAGTAGATGTACATAGTATGAAACGTATGCTTATCAGATTACGCAAGTATACTGACATGGTAAAAAAGATGAAGAATGACATTGAAATGGAAGAATATGCTCAAGACATTGAAAGTCAAGCAGTTGCTCAAGGTAGGGTATCACTATCAAAAAATACTCATAAACAATAATGCAGACGTTCTTACCATATCCTGACTTCAATCGTAGTGCTCATGTACTTGATGACAAACGACTAGGTAAGCAACGTGTAGAAGCAATGCAAATATACAAGTCTTGTGTCCTTGATGACTATGGGTGGAAACAACACCCAGCAGTCAAAATGTGGAAGGGATACGAGACTGCATTGCTAATGTACATGGATACTATGATACATGAATGGGAGCAACGAGGATTCAAAAATACTATGGGATATGCACGTGTGCAGACAACTATTGCTCCCCCATGGTTAGGTGATGAGATGTTACATTCATCGCATCGTTCTAACCTTTTACGTAAAGATAAAGATTTCTACTCAAGATGGAATTGGACAGAGAAAGATAACATGCCGTACTTTTGGTGCGGTTATGCGCAACAAGATACACAAATACTGGAGGATATAAATGCAGTTCAATGATGATGATTTACATAAAATGTGTAAAGATAAGAATGTTGAAGAGATTGCTAGTTTGATACACGAAGCAAAACTTAATCATGCTCCTCGTATCGTGATACAACAATTGCAACAACATTATGATAAACTTATTAAACAAAAAAAAAGAAATGAAATAACCTTGAAGCCTGTAGTTGTTATGTCTGCATGGCGTAACTATTGCAGAGAGTCATGGTTATACAGATTTCTTGAAAGGATAGGTTTAAGATGAGTAAAAAACTTACACCCGAACAACATGCTCTTGCGTTGTTTCCCGATATTTTTATTGGGAAGGAAACAGAGGAAGTTGCTAATCCATACACAGGCTCAAAGACAGTACTTACACCAGATGCCGTTGCTGTATATGATTTAGTAAAGGGTGCAGAGATGCTCCAATTATATCATATAGTTCGTGCTGGTTTAGATTGGTTTAAAGAACACTATGCAAAAGAATATATGATACTATTGGATTAACAATAAACAACAAAGGTAACGATAAATGCAAAAAATCACCGTTAAGAACATACACAAGTCGCTTAACGAAAACGGTTATATTTGTAATCTACCCTTCGCAGCTAGTGTAACTAGTGCCATGCACAGTAAACCTGTAAGTGGTGCATTTTTATACGGCCCTGCGGGTACTGGTAAGAGTTATCTACCTATTGTACTAAGCAAAACACTCGGAGTAGAAATGTTTTTCTATCAATGTGCGCCAGGTACAAGAGAAGATGACCTAGTACTCAAAATGCTTCCTAGCGAAGATACTAAAAGTGGAGTAGAGATAAAAAAGTCAACTGTTTTTAAAGCTGCTGAAGCGTCACACAAACGTAAAGTGATGCTAGTGCTTGACGAGTGGGATAAGACTAGACCGACTGCTGATGGATTCTTTCTAGACTTTTTACAATATGGTAGGTTATCTATTCCTGGCAATACTGTCGAAGCTAATCTAGAGAATATGTTTATATTCTTTACAGCTAACGATGAACGTGAATTTCACGAAGCATTGCTACGTAGATTTCCTAAAATAGATGTAGACCCACTTGCACCAAGTCTTGTTATGTCTGCGTTGAGAATAACACATGATGGTCATCCGCATTTAGGTAACGCTATAAAGTTGTATGAGAAAGCAGTTGTTAGTGGTATGTCAAAACCCGCTACAATACAAGAACTCAGACAACTCTTAGATGCTATATCTTTGCTTGGTAATGGTGCAGATTGGAATGATATGGTATACCAATTTGTAACTAAAACGCCTGAGAATCACAAACTGTTAAAAGATGCAGAGAAGTTAGAGTACAAAAAGGACGATAAAGATAAGTTGCGTCTACAAGCTGACAGTTTTACAGGCGAGGTAAAAGAAGAAGAAGAAGAAGAGATAAACACAATAATGCCTACCAAGATAGCGTACCTTACACAATCAGAGCTTATAGATACTAACAAAGATGAGATTGCTGACGATAGTATTTATGGAGTATATGATTACAATGAAGATAACTATTCTATGTTAGCTCATAAAGACATGCAACGAGACATAGTCAATGATGATGCTGGTATTGTTGGTGGTTTTGAAGCTATAGGTGACAAACTTGTAGCTAGTAAACCATTCCAACTTACAGATATTAGCTTTAATCAATTTCAAATAAGTGAGAAAACTGGTAATCAAAAGATATGTAATGGAGAGATTGCTCTTGTAGATAAAGATTGTAAGTTTCACGACCTACAAAGCTTATTTCAATGGAAATCTTATATTATCAGAAAATACTCACGTAATGAGGTTGTTGCTAGGCATCATCATGGGTACACTACTGATGATGATGGGTACAATGAGATGCTTATAGATTTAAAATGGACGCGTGAAAATGGTTTGATTATGATTTTCACATATAAACATTTTTATGCTGTAACACAGTATTTGAGTGGTTATAGTTCACGTAAATTTGTAGAAGTTAGTATTATTGATGAAGACCCAACAGCATTGGTACTATTATCCGCAAACAAAGATGTATATCAGTGCGGTATACTTAATTTGCGTAAGTTAGTTAACCATAATCACATTCAATTTTCATTTACGCTAAGAGACAACGATGATAGTTATTTGGATGGTAAGTATGGTTTTGCTGACATACAAAAACATGCAAGTACAATCATAAACAATGGTAATGCTGATGTTATGTTTGTAGGCAAGAATTTTGATATTCGTGTCAAGAAAAACGTTACAGCGTCAAACAATCATCATTTATGTTATATTAACATATACGGTACTATACATCATGAAGTCGCAGCTAACATGACAAAAATGACATACAATGCATATGTTAGAAATGTAAGTAATGATAAAATGTATGGTTTGCCTGTTTACAAAGCAGTTAAATGTGATGGTAAAAAACTATCTACGCATTTAAAATCTAAAGGATGGACTTTTGCTGGTACTCGTAAAGGTTTGATGCAAAAGAACTATGATAAATTAGGTATATGTAGATGCTTTGTATTTGATGATTTTGCTGTGTTTGGTTTTACAATGCTTAGTGAGCCTGAAATGGATAAAGAGTATGTTGATTACTACAAATCTTTCGGCAACATGTGGAGAACAGTACACTCACTAGGAAAGTCAGCACAAAATGTCTAAGATAGTACGTAACTGGAGAAATTGGAAAGAACCACAAGCTCCGAGTGGTCATAAAGAGCCCCGCCATCCGAATATTATGGGTGGTGGGGTTAAAGCTGACTCAGACTTTACAACATTAAAAGATAAAGTACAAGCACATTCGACTAATAATGTTACAAGAGTAGCTAAAAAATCATTCAAACAAACTAAATTAGCAAAACCTAGTTTTAATATGACTAGCACAATAAAAAATCAACTAAAAGACATGACCAAAATGTCACAAGAAAGGAAAATTGCTAAATTTGAAGACCATGTTGCATGGTCAGAGGGTGTGCAACGTGACTTAACTCATAAAACTAATCAGAACAGAGTCGTTAGCATGTTAAATACTGTAGAAATTACTAAAAATAAGAGGCTCGCATCAAGTTTAGCTGTTATGATTAGTAAATTAGCTGAGGATATGATAGGTGAGCCTGTTATTGGTGATGATGAGTGGGATTTTGACGCGTTATTAAACAGAAGTTTTACAAAACGCAACATCAATCATTGCAAACAGTCACGCGAAATGGACAAGATTGTTATAAGTCTTGATACATCACCTAGTTGCAGACATTTGTCAAAGTTTTACACGACCATTGCACATTTAAGTTGTAAGTTAGGATTAGTTGACATATACGCTAGTCCCAATGGTTATGTAACCCACATGTTTAATAGCAGAACAATGAAATATGAACCTATCTTTGACATAGAAAAAGACCAAGACTATATAAAAGCAGGTTTGCAAACACTAGATAACTTTTTTCATAACAGAGCTATTATACATTTCTCAGATTGCGATGGTTATGAATACATAATAAATTCATCAGCAAACAATACTATGCATTGGTTTTCATGTGATTATGTTGACTCTAAGTGGTATGCACGTCGCAACCAATGGCATGGTACATTGTATGAAGTTTATGATGAAGAAAGCTTTTTAACAACAATAAGAAAAATGAGGTAATAATGAATGCAGATAAAGAACAAATAGAAAATACACAAGCAGTCCAAGTTAACATAATGATAAAAAGTGGTAACTACGAAAACCATGATTTGAATGGTAAAACCGCTTCTCATGTAGCAGCAGATTTACATGAGTTTATGAACGTATCAAACTATCAAATTGTAAAGTTTTACGTATTTGTTAAGAGTTATCTACAAGAGCGTAAAGGTATTGAAAGATATTTGAATGGTGATACTTTGATTGAGAAAATCATAAATGCTTGTATGACAAATGTAGCTACAGATATGGCACACAAAACGTTTAGTAAGTTATTAAATAAACATACTGTTAAGTTTAAGGTTAGTAAAAGATACAATAAACTTTTTAAAGAACTTGCATTTGCAAAATCAACAGAATTAACACAGAAAGCATTTGATAAGTTTTGTCATAGTAAATATGGTGTAGTAGGAGAAGTAGCTGGTGATGATTATCCACAAGTAGATATGCACATGAAAGGTCAAAGTTAATGGGATTTGATATTTATGGTATGCAACCTAGTGGTGAGCAAAAACCAGATGTAAATTGGTATGATGAACCTACTGTAAAAGCGTATTTTGCATGGCAAAACAATACCAAAGGTGCTTATTTTCGCTCAAATGTATGGGGATGGCCTGGTATATGGTCGTATATAACTACGCAATGTGGTGACATATTGACAGTAAAAGATGCTGAAGGTGGTTGTCATAACGGTGGTCACATCATTACAAAGACAAAAGCGTTAGCTATACATAAAAAACTGTCTGAATTAGATAAACAAGGTTTAATAGATGCCTATGAAAAAGAAGAGAAGGACAGAGTAGATGCTATGCCTGATATTGATTGTAGTATATGTGATGGTACTGGCACACGTCATGAATGGGTAGGATGGGAGAGTGAAGAAGAGTGGTTAAAACATAATGATTCGCTTGAGAGCAACAATCGCATGGTCTCTGGATATGAATGGGCTAACAAATGTAAAGGGTGTAATGGGTGTGAAGGTACAGGCAAAAGAAGACCTAATAGAGCGTCTTACTTTTTTAGTGCAGATTTGATGCGTGAGTTTATAGATTTCTGTAAATACTCAGGAGGTTTTCAGATATGCTAGAATATGTAAAACACTTGTTAGGTTTATGCGGTGAACCACATGGATTGATATTTACGCTCAAGACTTTGTTTACTGTTGGTGGATTATCTCTAATAGTTAATTACATCAAAACAAAAACAAACAAATAAACCATAAAAATATAGGCTTAAGCTTTAGTTTAAGCTTAAGCTTATATTTGTTATAGCTAAGTATAATTATTAATTATAATATGCGTCAAGTGTAATTTTAAATACAAAAAAACATAAAAAAAGTATTGATTGTATTGCAATTAGAATGTAATATAATCGTAACTATTGAGGACAAAATGAGTAATATGAGAACATTCAGATGCGACAATAACTTGTGGCGTAGATTTAAGTTGATATGCACTGTAAACAACATATCAATGCAATCTAAACTACAGAACTTAGTCAACAACTTTGTAGAAAAAGAATATCCTAAAGTATCATCGGAGATTAAAAGTGACGACAAAAGCGATAAAGATTTACGATGACTACATTGAGCATTTAAACCAACAAAAATCGCAACGTTATGTTGGTAAAGAAGAATGGTTTCATTCTTCATCAGCTGGTTTATGTGCTCGTAAACATTATTATTCTGCTATAGATAAACATCCACAAAGTGATAAAGATGCAGATACTATGCGTTTATTCAGACTAGGTGATGTTATTCATGCTGATATACAAGATGCTGTAGAATGGTATGCAAAAGAAAATGGTGCTAGAATATTTATAGAAAAAGAATTGTACATAAAAGAATTGAATGTGCGTGGTTTTATAGACTTAGTTTTAGTTGATGATGGAGAGTTAATAGATATAAAGTCTTGCAATGATTTTAAATGGAAAACAATCTTTGGTAAAAAATATTATGACCCTAAGTCTGTAAACAACTACATGTTGCAAACAGCAACTTATGCGTATTGGTACAATGGATATGCTCATAGTAATGATTTACCTACAGTAGATAAAATGAAACTGTTGTTCTACAATAAAAACACATCTAAGATGCAAGAACTAGAAGTTCCTAATCACAAGATAGAAGAAGCTTTTATGTATTGGAATAGAGTCTTAGATACAACTAAAGCAGGATTGCCTGACATAGAGTTAGGTTTTGCACCTGCTATGAAATGGGAGTGTAATGTTAAGTATTGCTCGTATTATGATGTTTGTGGAGGTGGTATAAATGGCAAAGGGTAAGTTGAAGTTTCCTCACCAAGCATTTCCTAATGGTTGGCCGTACAGTTCTAGCCCACCAAACAATAGACTATGGAGACAACACAGAGATGAGTTGTTTGAAAAACATGGTAATGGGTGGTGGTATACAGCTGGTGTTCCACAATACGACTTTAAAGAAAGATACAGAAAACGTAAACAAGAAAAATTAGATAAAGCTCAGTGATGGGGGTTTGTTACCTTTTCCCCTCGTTTATTAATGTTATTCCGCTGGGCTTTATCATCTTTATCATATTTTTAATGAAAGGATATATTATGAAAATGAAAGAAGCTATTTTAGAACAAGCTGAAATAGAAGCAGTAGACCACTATCAAAAAGAATTTGGTGAGTTAAATAGATATGAGCAAGAAGAGTGTATTAGAATTGCTGAAAACAAACTGTTAGGAATATAAATATGAGCGAAAAAAAGAATGACCATATGAATTTATGGAATAAAGTAGAAACTACTGACCCAGAGTTTACAACTACAGTAAATCAAAGAGGTGGCTTCACAGCTATAGGAGCTCAATATCAGATTAAAAACGCTACAGAGGTATTTGGGCCTTTTGGTGCTATGTGGGGTGTAAAGGATGAGAACTATGAATTGATATTAAGCAATCAAATGGTATTGTATACTGCAACGTTTTGGTACAAACACGAAGGTAAGAGCGGTGAGTTTCCAATTGCTAGTTCTATAAAGACTATGATGGGTAAAAGAGTAGATGATGATTGCATTAAAAAGGTACAGACAGATGCTTTGACTAAAGGTTTGTCTAAGTTAGGTTTTAATGCTGATGTATTTATGGGTAGGTTTGATGATAACAAGTATGTTGCAACAGACAAGGTACAACAAAGTATAGATGACAAAGCAGAGGAATGGATATGAGTAACATAGATGATTTGCTAGATAATTTCGATGATGAGAAAGATATTTATTTTGACCCTGATTTATCAACTCTTGTGCCTGAAGGTACATATCAAGCAAAGATTGTAGGTTTATTTACAAAAAAAATACACACGAAAAAAGGTGGCTCTGGTTTATTGTATAAACCTAAGTATCAAATTATTGCAGAATCAAAACCATCAATACACAACAAAGAAATAGATGACCAAGGCGTATGGAGATTCAATGGCGTAAAAGATAAAAATGGTAAAAGAGTTACTGGTGGTAGCAACATCAACTATAAAAGATTTCTAGACAAGCTCAACATACCTATGTCAGAATTAGAGTATGAAGGCAAGATAGTATATAAATTACCTACAATAGACAGTTCTACAATAAAAGGTAGAAGTGTTGTAATTAGCGTTACTCATGATGAATGGCAAGGTAGATATGGTAGGAATGTCACTGCTCTAGCGATGTTAGTTAGAGAGATGAGTTCTGACAATGGATAAGGATGCTCACCGTTTATTAAATTTTCTCTATCAAAATAATGAAGCTAATGAATTAGATATACACATGCTAGGTATATGGGATGTTAGTTCAACAGTTAAAAGGTTAAACAAAGTTGGATATGGTATCAAAAGCAAAACTTATGGAAGCATATGGCAAAGAAAAAAGATATATTATATGGATTAACAAAACAATCTGATTTTGTAATGCCTACAGCTGAAAATGTAGAGTCTGAGCTGTTAGGTCAAATGATTGTTGATAATAAAATTATAGATAAGATTAGTCACTACTTACACACAGAGACTATTTTCTACAACAATTTTCATAGAAGCGTATGGAGAGGTATAAATGACTTACGTAAAAAAGGCATAGATGATATTACAGTCAATGCATTATTGTCAGAAATACCACCTTCTATGACTAATGATAACATAGCTTACAAAATAACTGGGTTACTTGATATACCAACTATTAATAACTACGAAAGTAATGCAAAGATATTGTATGAAAAATGGTTGCTTAGAAAAGTAATTACTAAAGCAGAAGAAGTTAAAAAAGTTATTAATGTAAAAGCTTCTGATGCTCGTACTGTATTAGAACAATTAGTCAGAGAGATTGAATCTGTATTAGATATGCAGATAGGTAACGAGTTTGACATAGACTCAATCCTAGACGAAACATTAGATAAAATGTTTGATAAAGATGCCCTAGTAAAGTTTGGTTACCCAGAGCTAGATGAGTTGACTGGCGGTATGACAAGGGGTGAGATAACAGTCATAGCTGGTAGACCAGGCCATTTTAAATCAACTACTATGTTAAATGTTGTACGCAATTTGATACATGGTGGGTACAAAGTTCTTGTTATGAACAGAGAAATGAGCAACGTAGAGATGATGAAAAAACTCATTGTACTAGAATCACAAAATTTATCATACGAAAAAATAAGAATGGGCGTACTAGACGAAGAAGATAACAATATGTTAGACAAAGCAAAACAAAACATACGAGATAAATACAAGAATCTAATTATGTTTGATAACATATTTGATATAGATGGTACTATGCGAGAGGTACGTAAACACAAACCTGATGTTGTTGTTGATGATTACATAGGATTAGTAAGTGTATCAGGAGTAGATGATAATAGATTGCGTATAGATAATATTATGAAACAATATAAATGGGCAGCTAAAAGTCATAACATGGCTGTATTGTTAGTATCTCAGTTAAATAGAGAGTGTGAGTCTAGAGCAAACAAAAGACCGTTATTAAGAGATTTAAGAGATAGTGGTAGTATAGAACAAGATGCAGAGATAATATTGTTTATGTACTATGAATGGAGATACTACCTAAAAGAATCAGAGATGGGTGAGTATGGCATAGAGATTATACTAGGCAAGAATAGATATGGTAAGAGTGGTAAAGTTAAGATGGGTGTAGCAGGTGATAGATGTAAAATTTACTCATCGTCAGAAGAAGCATTATCGGAGGCATTTAAATGAAAATAACATATGGTAAAAACGATTCTGTATTGATTAGAGAGTGTTTAAAAATAGCTCTAGGTCAAATAGAAAAAATAAAAGCTATAAATGGAGAACAAGAAACAAAACGAATAAGAGAGATAGTACAAGAACTAAAAGATGCAGATAAAAAGAAAGAGATTAGTTCTTCTTCTTCTCCTATAGATTGCGAGGATTGTGACGTATGAAAAAGAAACCAAGCGTAAGAGAATCCATAACTAAACTTAGTAACACATCATTACATCTTATAAAATCAGTGCAAATTGTAAGCAAGGCTTTTGAAGAGTATGTAGAGATGAAAGGTGACACAAAAGAATTTGTTAAATATTTAGATAGTAAGGTTAAAAATGAAAACAACAGCACAAAAAAGAGGCAGACGAAACAGACAAAGAGGAGCGGAGCTACAAAGACAAGCGGTGAACATAGCTAAAGAATATGGTCTTAAAGCTTTTAACAGAGATAGGGGTGGAGCTCAACATGAGCAAGGAGATATTGAAATTGAAGATAAATACTATGGTTGCAAAAGAAGAAAGAAAGTTCCAGCTTGGGTGTTGCCTGAAAAAGAGGAACATGGAGTAGTATTTAGAATGGACAGAGACATACCTTACATATCAATTCCTTTTGACATGTTTTGTTTTTTACTGAAGGTGGCAAAGAAATGGAAAAAATAATGGGCAAACATGAAAAGTATTTAATGGTTAGAGCTTACAAAGAAGCTATAGAAAATATTAGAAAGAAAGGCAGAGAACCTAATCAAGAGACATTAGATAGGTACAAAAGATTAAGAGAATCATTAACATTTGGTTTGAACGGCAAACTAAAGTGAATAATTTTGACATAGATTTAGACTTTGGTCAAGTGTATGAGCAAAAGGTAAAAGACATATTTCAAGGTAGGGGTGCAATAGAGGTAAAGACAGAGAGAGATATGTGGAAGATTACTGGTAACATAGCTATAGAAGTATCGTACAAAGGTTATCCTAGTGGTATATCTGTTACAAACGCTGATTGGTGGATACATATATTGTCAGACAATGGTGATATAGATACATTGTTTATGTTTAAAGTCAGTAAGTTAAGAAAAAAAATTAGAAGATTAGTCTCAAGAAAAGAAGCCCGAGTAGTTATGGGTGGAGACAATAACGATAGTAAGATGGTGCTAGTTCCGATTAGCAAACTATCTTACATAACCTAAACAAGGAGCAATAGAATATGGCTGAATATGATAATACCAATTCAGGTGTGCTTTTTGCTAACCAATACAAAGAACAAGGTGATAGTAGACCTGATTTTGTAGGCAACATAAATGTCGATGGTAATCAGTTCAAACTAGCAGGGTGGAAAAATGTATCACAAGGTGGTAAAAGATACATATCTGTAAAGGTATCAGAGGACACACAAGAAGGTCAACAAGAACAAAAAAAGCAGAGTGAAGAAGAATTACCTTTTTAACTCTAAGAAGCAGACTTTTTAGCAGTATATAGTCTAGAAACTGAAACTGCAAAGAATTATGAAAAACACAATATTACATGGAGATGTTTTGCAACGTCTAAAAGACATACCTGATGATTATGTACAAATGGTTTGTACAAGTCCACCTTATTGGGCTTTACGTGATTATCAAGCTGATGGTCAGTTTGGTCTGGAAAAAACACCAGAATTGTACGTAGAAAAATTAGTAGAGATAGGTCAAGAGATAAAACGAGTCTTACGTAAAGATGGTACATTTTGGTTGAATATAGGGGATACATACAGAGATAAACAGTTAGTTGGTATACCATGGAGGTCAGCTCTAGGACTACAAAAAGATGGGTGGTACTTACGTCAAGACATCATATGGGATAAGCCTAATCCTATGCCTGAGTCAGTCAAAGATAGGTGTACAAAATCTCACGAGTATATCTTTTTATTCTCACAATCTACTGACTATTACTTTGACTGTGAGTCTATAAAACAACCATACGCAGAGGGTACAACTGGTGGTTCACAGTTCGGTGGTAAGAAGGGTAATTCAGAGTTAGGTATGAAAACTAAGTTACAATCTACACCTCAGGGCTTTTTTGAAATGAAGGATGGTGCAAATATGAAAAGTGTATGGAAGATACCAGTCAAACCATACGCAGGTGCTCATTTTGCCACGTTTCCCGAAAAACTACCTGAACTATGTATAAAAGCTGGTTCTAAAAAAGATGACATCGTATTAGACCCATTCTTTGGTAGTGGTACAACTGGTTGGGTAGCTCAAAGATTAGGTAGGAAATGGTTAGGTATAGAGTTAAACTCAGATTACATAGACGTTGCAAACGAAAGATTTAGACAGCAGGAGTTATTTGTATGACTGATACACCAAGAGAATGGTATTTAACAAATGATGGTTTTATAGTAAAAGATATAGAAGATGTAAATACTAAATGTGAACACAGAAATAGATATTACCAACCTTACGAACACGACACAAACACACCTGAGTCTTACACTTGTGAAGATTGTGGTGTAGAGTTGTATGTGCCTGAGATAGAGGATATGATATGAACGTTGATGATTTTTTTAAGTTTTCTAAACAAGAATACAGAAAAGAAATGGTTTTGATGCGTGATAAAGGCGTTGAGTATACTGTATCAAATGTAGACAAGTTAGCTAACTTCCATTCATTGGGAGAAAGAATGAAATGTAAATCTTCTTTTGTCGCAATGATATATTTATTGAAACACATGGACAGTATACGTAACTACGTATTAACAGGCAAAGAATTTTGTGATGAAAGTATATCAGGTAGGATTAGAGATGCTAGAAATTACTTAATGTTATTACACGCTATAATATTAGAAGAAGAGGGGTGGAAAGAAAAAGTTGATAAAAAACCAGTTGGCGCTGGAAACAAATCTTCTACCTCTCTAAAATTTACACACTTAGAAAAGGTTGACTAATAAGCTTAAGCTTAAGCTGTTAATAGCTTATATAGCTTATATTATATAATATATATATAATAGGGTTTGGACATAAATAAGTTTTGGGATTTCAATTGAGTTTGATATTGCAGGGCTTTGAGCTTCTTTCTATTTTTTAGAAATGTACTCATTAATTTCACAAATTAACAAATACAAATAACCGTTTAAACCCTGTTATATATTGTAGACGACTTGTATATCAAGTTTGCAATAAAAGTCTTGTATGCTAAGAGTTAGACACCTTCTGCTACCATCCTTGTCTTATATCTTGTATCCTATCTAGACAAACTTGTAGATTTTTGAGAGTAATCTTGCCATCTTTGAACGCTTGTAATATTTCTGCTCTTTTTTTTACTGGTAATCCTTCTGACTCCCAAGATAGTAAAGCTTTTACCCATAACTGCTCATTTGTCATTATTACTGAAGAATTGGTCTAAAATCTATTTTTCTTAAATCAGTTTCCCACATATTTTTTAAATGATTTGGATTAGGATTTTTTCCAAAATAACCTGTTTGCAATAAGTTTATCATTAATTTTGTTTTATTGTTTAACGCTGCTGAATTTTCTGACATTGGGTCATCATCGTATTCAGGGGCATCAGCAATTCTTATAGGTCTGTTGGGTTGAGTAGAAAAGGTAAATAAACTATTCATATAATTTACTAATTCTTCTTGGTCTGTATATCTACCCCCTTCAGCAAATTCTAAAGGCGTTGTTTGTTTCTGGTCTCCAAATTGACCACGTAATTGCATAGGGTTTCCTAATAATGATAATAAATTTTCCATTTTAAAATCCTAACTTTCTATATCTTTCAAGAAAATCTATAAGAGATTTAGTTTTTTCTATCTCCGCTTCTCTGTCTATTGCCATTTGCATCATTGATTTGTTTGCATCTAAAGCTTTTTTTATGTCTTCAGGACTCATTGAGTCGTAATCCCTATTATTAGCTATATCTACTAGTTTTTTTCGTGTACCAATTTTTAAATTTTCTAATCTTTTTAGATAACCTTTGCTTTCTTTTAACATTCTTGGTAATCTCTGAACCGATGCAGGTGAAATCATTTTACCAGCTAATTCTAATAATCCTAATCCTGTTCCTTCTACTTGAGGTTGCATTTGACTCATACTACCTATTTCTTTGTCAATAAATGAATGAGCTGTATCAGGAATATTAAGTGTTTCTTCTTCTTCCATAATTGGTAAATCCATACCATATTGTGTAGCGTCAGCGGGAGCCATAGCTGATGGTTGTCCCATAATCATTTCTAATAAATTTTGCATAATATTTCCTTAATATTGGAGTTGTGGAATTTTAGATTCTGCTGATGGTCTAATTTGAGAACTAACACTAGAATCAGTATCCATAGGTGGTAAAAATGGGTCTTTGTCAAATTGATTTCTAAATTTGCTTATCGCAAAATTCATTTCTCTTAATCTTTTTTGATAAATATTTTCTATTTCCATTTCTTCTGCTTTTGTTTTATCATCTATTTTTGACATATATAAATCATATCTTGTCTTACCCTCAGTTGCGCGTCTTTTACGCCAAGAACTAGGTATTGGTCTTTGTGACGTGAGTATAGTTTTAAGATTTGACTTAGCTTCTTTTTTAGCTTTATGTGGTATTTTTATTAATGATGGATTACTATTTACAACAGATTGAGCTACATAGTTTCTAGCCGCATAATAAACTCGAGCTTTTTCTTCTGGACTAGCGTTAGACCAAAAAACTTCTTTTACCGCTCTGTAATATGGACTTTTAGTAGTTAATGATGATAGCTCATCACCAAGATATGGTGTCTTTTTAAAATATACGTTAACAAATTGTCTTTGTCTTCTTTGGGAATCATTGTATTTTTTTCTGTCAGGCAAATTTTGATTTTCATACACAGTTAAAAGTCTATCAAAAAAAACTACATTTTCTGTCGTTAAATCTTTTAATGTTTGACCTACAAACTTTTTACCACTAACTAAAGCTAACGTATTAGTAACTAATGATTTAACAGCTCTTACTGTAGCTGGTTGAAAAGAATCAACAACGTTACCATAATCATCCATAGCATTGCTTGCTATACCTAAACCCTCAGCTCTTAAAGCTAATTCATATAATTGTTCTGATTGTGTTTTAAATCTATTCCTTGTGTCTTCTCCTAGAGCCCTGTAATGAGCACTAAATATAGCAGCTCCTGTAACAGGTAACATTGATATGTATCTTAATATAGGAACAGGATTACCATCTGTTATAATTGGTTTTATAACTGAGTTTGCTATATTTTCTGACATTCTATACGCTACTCTATAAAATAGAGTTAATGGTTTAGCCCAATTCTTACCCATCCATTTTGGTACAAAAGGTAAACTTGGGCCACCTTGAGTTATTAAATGTGACATTTGTTGAGCTTGTTGTATTAACTCTGGTCTTGTGTGCATTTGTGTACTACCTAAGTTCACTAAGTCAGAAATTTGTTTGTCTGTAAATTTGAAAACATCAGTCAATGTTCTCATAGAAGATTCTTTAGACACTCCTTTATTCATAGGACTTTTAACATCATTTAGATTGTCTATATGCATTCTTAACGCTGGTTCTGCTATCGACGCACTAACTATTCTATTTATAATCTCAGTTTGTCTCATCATGCCTGGATTATATTTTGAATATACAATCCTACCTGACAACAACTCGTGTACACCTGCGTCCTTACCACCAATTCTACCAGTTAAATTTGACATACTTTTAGGATTTGCTAAAGCGTTAAACAAACCATTTATAGCTCCTCTAAAACCAAATACCGTTGCATTACTTTGTTGACCTAAAATAAAGTTTTTGTAACCAGATAGAGGAGAAGATAAACCTATTTGAGCTGTAACAGATGTTAGTCTACTAGCCGCCCTGTAATACCAAGCGTCTTTTTGGACTGCGTTAAGTTGTAATTCTAACGACTCTTTTGCCCAGTTAGCAAATGACTCATTAGATTCTAAAGCTATTTTATTTATCTCCTTTAAAGATTGGTCACTTTTTGCTCCACCTCTACCAAAATATTCAAAAGTAGGTGATATGTGAGCAATGTTTTGTCCATACCTACTAAGTATCTTATCAAAACTTCTTTCATATACATCTATGACCCTGCCTACATCTCTACCTACCCCATCTTTATCTACAACTCTAGAACCTTTAGATACAGGATTACCATTACTATCTTTGAAAGATGTTAATTTGATAATTCTGTTAGTTCCTTGTTCTATCGCTATTACAGGTGGTAAATCAGCTATTCTAGTGTATTGTGTACCAAATACTCCAGATTGGTCTCTCCAAAATTTATCTATATTATTAATATATTTTAATGCTTCTTGTTGTTTAAATGATTGACTACCTTGCATTTTCATAAACGTCGGGTCTGTAGTAGCTATAACATCAGCTACACCCAATCTAAAATCTTCATTTAGACCGACTAATTCTTTGAACTCGTTTGTAATCATTCTGGTCAAGTAGTTTTTTTCTATATGATGATTAAATTTTCCATAAGCTCCATCTTTATTATGTACAACAACATACCTATCAGATTCTTTTTTTGGATTTTTTCTTTCTACTCTGTTAGTTAATTCTGTAACTGAATAATTATTTTTATCAGTCCAGTTAAAAGCATATCTAGTCTTATCGACTATAACCCAACCACCATCATACTTTCCTGTTTGAGGATTAAAAGTTCTTAATGTTTTTATGTAGTCATCTGCTATTGGAAATTTAGTAGTTAAAGTCTCTCTACCTTCTTGATTTAAAGAAATCAACTTGTTCTTTTCTGTATTTTTTAAAACTTTTGCAAATCCTTTTGGCATTGCTAAAGCTCCATTACTATCTAGAAATGATATACCTTCTACTAATCTTATAGCATCATATCCATTTTCTAATTCTATAAACTTTCCTTTTGAATCATAAGACTCAAATAGTTTTTCATGTTGAGCATTTGTTGTTTTTGCGTTACGAACCTCTACTCCTTTGTTTATCATATACTCAGCTAATACTTTGTGTCTAAAAGCAGTATAAACTCTTATCATACTATTTGTATCATACTTGTCTAAAGATTTATCATAAAAATCTTTATATTTTCTGTCAATCAAAGTTGAAAAATTGTCAAAGTCTTTATTTGTTAAGTTAAAAGCTTTTTTAAATTCTATCTTAAATTGAGAAAAATCTCCTGTTATAGATTGTCTAGCTAACTCATGTTTTACCATTCTTCTTCCTAATAATTGAGCAGCTTTTGATAAAGACATCATTAACTGTGTATAAATAGGTAGAACATATTCAGATGCTTTTTGAGTAAATCTTCTATATTTGCTTTGTATATTACTTTGCATTGTTACTGGGGGCACAATAGATGTCTGTTTACTATTATATGTTATGGAGTTTCCATCATTACTAATAATGCTTGTAGCTCCTTTTAATTCATCAAACGTCATATTTTTAGAAGAACCTCTGCTTTCAGGATATATATTTTCTAATAAAAATCTATATTCTGCATCAGGCATTTTTTCTTCTTTTTGTACTTGTTTTAATTTTCTACGTTGTTTTTCCCATATTGCATATTCAGGGCCTTGTAAATTTTTAGCAGTTTGAACTGTATTAGACAACATAGATTCTAAAGAATTAGCGTTTAACCAATATTCTCTAGCAAACGCTTCAGCGTCTGCCTCTGTTTTAAACGTAGCAATCTTTCCATTTCTCATAGCTACAGCTGATTTTGGTTGTATTTTATTTGTAGTTCTATAATCCCATTGAAAGTTTACAGTAAAAGGAGCGTCATTGGATGGATTTAACTCTGGATAAGACTCATAAACTTCTTTATCTATCTTAGCAGTTTTTTCTAATTTATTTATATCAGGGTATTGAGATATGTCAGCATTCCTAAATTGTTCAAATCTTATTCTTTCTTTTATACGTTCATCAGATAATCTTCTAGCAAGTAATTCTAGTTGGTCTTTTTGATAAGCTAAAGCTCTATCTGGAGTAACATCTCCTTTTGGAAAAGCAGATTTACCATTAGAAAGTTTTAATTTTGTAAGTCTATTAGGAGCGTAAAAGGTATATTCTTTTTCTACAAATTCTGTAACTTGTTTATCTACATTCTTATATTTACCTTCTGTGAAATCTTCATACAATTGTTTTCTAGATTTATTATATCCTGCTTTTACCGCTGAAGCGTGTATATCTTTGAACATTTGTGTATTGTATGGAAATGTTTGTTTAGCTCCAAAAAATCCACCTCTATTTTCTTCCCAAGCTCTTTTATAAGCTTTTACTTCTTGAGCATGATATGTAAAATTATCTTCAGCTGTTCTACCTGATACTTCTTTTTCTATAGCAAATTTACCTTTTTCACTTTTATAGAAAGTAGATTCTTGATTATCCTTAAAACCAGTTTCTTTAATAAACTTAGATAATTCTTTTTTATTTGGAGGTCTACTTTTAGGAACCGTAACTAATTGTGTAATTTGTTTATTAGCTCCACCTCTAGGCTTATCAGTCATTAATAATTTTAATAATGGACTATTAACATTCCATTGAAAAGTTCTTTGTCCTTGTTGGTATTGTTCAAAAAGAATAGGATTTTCTGATATTTCTTTAAATCTTGGATTTTCTTTGTTCTTATCTAAAGATGGTCTTTCTTGTTGATTTGCTTTTTCTATAGCTTCTCTTACTCTTTTTGGTATTTGACCATCTAATGCTATTATCTGTTTTCTAGAACCACCATGGGTTTTAATTTCAAATATAGGAACATTTCCAAAAAAATTAACACCTTTATATGGTTCTCTTTTCATCCATTCAGGCATAATAAAATTTTGTCTATCAGCGTTTTTAAAATCTTTCATTCGACCTATATATTTACCAAAACCTGCTTTTGTATAATCAATTTGACCTGTAGCGGTATCATATTTAGGTATTCTTACCATATCACCAACTTTAAAACTTATTCCTTCTAAACCTTTATCTGCAACTTGTTTAGTTTTGTCCACACTTATTGCTTGTCTATTGTCAAAAGGTTGTTCCCCTCTACGTTTTAGAGGGTCTACAAATAACTGCTCTGTTGGTTTTTGTACATTTTCAGTTACTTTATAACCTCTATTAGATTCAAGAGCTTCTCTTAACTCTTTTTCATGTAATTTTATATCTTTAAGTTTTTGTTTTTCAGATGGAGATAGGTCTTTACCTTGTGGTGTTGTTCTGAGAGGAGCTATGTTTTTACTAAATTTGTCTTGAAATTTTTTCAATACATCTGGCCTACTGCCACCAAGAACAGTAGATACTTGTCCTGTGTCTATGTCCCTATATACAGCCCTATGTTTTGCGTTATCTTTAGTTGGTGTTTCTATTCTTAGTAACTCAACCACTCTTTCTGGATTATTTTTTTCTGAATATGTTGGTTTTTTTATAGACTCTTTCATAGAAGCTTCTACAACATTATTCATTCCTTTAGATGCCATAACATCATTTAACCTAGACTCAGAAAGTTTAGGGTTTGCAAGTCTTAAAGCGTATCCTATTTTTTCCTTGATTTGTAATGAATTTAATCCTTGTCTAGCGTAATGAAATCCAACTAAAGCAGAACCATGTATCATTCTTTCTTCTAAACTCATGTCAGTTTGACCCAAATCAGAATACATACCAGCTCCCATCAATGACAAAGGTTCTGCACCGTATTTAACACCCTTAGAAGCATATCCTAACATAGTAGGTAAACCAGCTACAGAAAATACAACTCCTGAAGCTGCGTCAAAAGTAAGTTGTTCTAACCTACCTTCTAATTGTAATGGTAATTTAGTTTGACCTACAAGAGCCATAGTCCCCATATTATTAGCAAAAAGATTTAAAGCTCGTGCGTGTTTAGGATTTTTTGCAGCTAACTTCATTATTGTATTTTCATATCCAGGCAATGCTTTTCCTAAAAACCCTGATGCATTAGGAACCATTCCTTCTCTATGAGCACTTGCAAATACGTCATCATGTTTGTTAGCATAATGAGAAGCTCGATTTCTTATTTTTTTAGCTAAATTAATTCTTCCAGCTTTCTGAGCTGCTTCAGATTTTTTTATTAGTTTATTAAATTGATGATATTTTTTATATATACTTGCAGCTCTAGTTCCTCCAAGAGCTATACCTCCTACTCCACCCATCGCCAGAGACGCACCTATCATTAAAGGAGTCGTACCAGCTATACTTCCTAAAGCTTCAGCAAGTATTTCTGAACGTTCATCAGCTGGTGAAAATTGTGATTCCATTGTTCCAAAATGAGGTACAGCAGCTAATTTTGCAGCTTCACCAAATCTTTCCCAAAAAGTTGCATCTTGATAATCGTTTTCATTCATTATAGTACCAACTTGTTCAGAATTTCTTTTAGCCCTATCATAAGCTGATTCTACGTTACCTATGTCGAATGTTTTCATAGGTTCAGGTTCTTGAATTTGTTTGTTTACAATAGAATCAAGATATAATTTTTCTACATCTTGTTCAGTAGGAGCATTGAAACCATCTAATGTAAAACGATAACCTTTGTAGTCTACTGTATATCTGTATTTTTGTTGCATATTAATCTATTTTTTCTATACTAATAACTTTCAAACCTTCATTAATATCATCAATAACCATTTGTGGTACTTTTATTTCCTCTCTTTCATAGAGTGGTTTACCGTATTGTCTGGTAAATTCTTGCCATGTTAATCTTTTTCCATTAATCCTAAATTTTATTTGGTCAAAAGACTGAACTTCTCCACCACCTGTAGTAGGATATTCAAAAAATACTTGAGTTCTTTTGTTTGTAGATTTATTAACTACTGTATCACCATCTTGCAAATCAATTCTTTTATGTCTACGTTCTCCCCTAGCTACAACGTTTAACATGCCAGGTTTTTGTGGTTCTTGATATGTAATTGCTCTTCTAGTTATATTCTCATCGCTTACTGTTAATTCTAATGGAACCACAGCTGACTCTTTAATAAGTTGTCCTTTTCCACTATTTATCATTTGAACTGCAGATGTACCACTAAATTTTTGATTATAAGGTTGATTAGTTTGAGGATTCATTAATGAAACCATAGCGTTAGGTGGTAATAAAACATCTTCATCTGGTATATCGTTTATAGCGTTATATCTAAATTCAGTTCTTGGTGGGTCTTTTGGTAGTGGTGGGTCATTATCACCTTTTTTTGGTGCATCTGTCTGAGTTCTACTCATTTTCCATTGTTCCAATCCTCTTTCAAAATTTTCTGCATTTTGATATTGAGGTGGAAAATATCTAAAAGTATTTCTTTTCCATGATTGAAATTCTTTAGTTATTGATTCAGACTGTTGACTTCCTGCTCCAAATTCTCTATCTATTTGATTTATATATTTTCTATAATTATTAGCAGCTTCTTCTATAACTGAAATATCTGAAGCGTTTTTATTTACAATAGTGTTTACATAATTTTTCATTCCAACAGTATTGTTATCACTACTTAATTTGTCAAAAATTTCTGCATCTTGTTCAGTAACAAATCCTCGTTTTACCAAACTGTCGTACAACAAAATTGTACTATTTCTATCTAATAAATTACTATACTCAATTTTTCTTCTATTTAATACATTACCAGCAAAAGATTGGTCAGCTGCATTATCAGCATTGTCATAAAATTCTTGAGCATTTTTAAAGTCTGTTACAATATCTCCAGTACGTTTTAATGCCGCATTTCTTTGATTTCTTTTTCGTAGAATTTCTTTATTTGAGTCTATTATAGGGCCAACATCTACACCTATATCTCCAGCATGCCTTACAAGATTTCTTTCAGCATCATTTTTAAACTCTAAGGATGTAGCGTTGTAAACTTGAAGAGAATTTTCAAAAGCTTCTTTTCTAGCTCTAGCTTCTTCTCTATTTCTTTTATCATCTAATTCAGCTAACAATACATCTCTTTTCATTTTAATATTAGCTAACTCAAATAAATTGTTAGAAATATTATTTGTTGCTTCAGCCCATGGGTCTCTATAACCAGCTCTAGATAAATATCTTAAATCATCTGTTAAACTTGCCATTAAACATCTCCTTGTTCAGAATCAAAAATTTCTCCAGCAACAAACTCAGTACCATTCCATACATAACGTTCACCACCTATTGTAATTTCTTCACCTACTCTATATCTTTGATTGTATGGTGTAGATGTTGTTGATGGGTCTTCAGCTATAATATCAGCTGCAGTACTAAATCCTCTTCCTACACTACGATTAAAATCTTGTAAAAGCTGGTCATATCTTCTACCAGTATCCTCTTGTACATTTGCAATTCTTTGTCTATAGGTATCTTGCAATTGTCTTCTAGCTAATGAATTTCTTTCACCTCTTCCTAATCCTCGACCCATAACTGGTGAACTTAAAACTTGTTGTAGTCTAGCTTGCCTTGCATTTTCTTGTTCAAATCCTGTTTGTTGTGCCTGATAAGCAAATACATTATCAATGTTAGAAGCTAAATCCATAAAATTCGGTAAACCTTGAAATCTACCTGCGTAATCATCTGAGACTCCAAACAATTGAGCGTATTCTATAGGTTCCACTCCTCCATCAGATTTAACAAATTGTAACAATAGATTTTTTTGATTTTCTGACAATCCTTGTACTTGACCTACAAATTGAGCTACTAAATCATTTTGATTTTTTTCTTGTGAAGAATAATTATCATCATCATTACTTTGATTTTCTGTCCGCATAAAAGGTGCTCCTCCACCTTGAAGTGTAGGCATCCCCATCATTGTAGACAAATTATTATTACCCATCGGCATAGTTGCTTGATTTGTACCTAAGTAATTAGAAACTGTATTCATAGTTTCTGACGGTCTACGATACATATTCTCTGGATTTAAAAAATTATCATATAATGCCATAATATATTCCTTTTAATATCTCATAGGACTTGTAGTCATCCCTCTAGGAAACATAGGACTTTTCATAGAATTTGCAAATGCGTTTATTTGTTGTTGTGACATTCCTCCGTAATTTTCCGAAATTCCTAGTCCTACTCCTTTATTATAAAGTTCACGAAGTTGTTCGTTTAATATATCCATTTTAAACAAATCTGTACCAGTGTCAAACGCTGCGGTCAGAGCTTGTGGTACGGGAGCTTCTTTAAAAAATTTTACATTTTTGTCTATAGACTCTTGAGCTCTTCTTAATTGTTGTTTACCATATTTTACTTTT